TATGATTTACAGATAAAAAAAACATACGGTCAGCCGCTGCTGATTGCATCGGTGTTCTGGGATGAGTGACGCAGCAGCACACGCAGCCTGGCTGTATCGAGACTGCACACGCGATGGATGGGGCGTCTTTCGCATTGCAGAGTCTTACACATTAGAGAAAGGACGCAAGACATGGACGGAGCCGGAACTTATCCAGGCTATCGCTGCGTGGATGGAGCATGAAGCCGCCAACAATCCGCAGCAAAGATCTGAGACGGTACAGCATACTGCCAATAGAAGCAGTACGCGACCCAGAAATAAACAGAAGCGCAGCGCTGTCAGTGCTGGCAGCAATCTGCAGCTACACAGACGAACTAGGCCGGACGTTCGTAAGCCAGGGGCGCCTGGCGTCAGACCTGGGCATCAGTCGCCAGGCAGTCAGCCGGCAAGTGCAAAAGCTGCTGCAGCTCGGCTACCTGGTACACGCGCGCAAACAGTACAAGGACCAGAAGACAACCACGTTCAAGGTAAAGTACGGAGAGCAGCACATGGATGAAGACGAGCAGCGCAGCAATCTATCCGCCAGGGAACAGATGGACCTGGCCGAACGGGAGGCCGGATTGACAGGTGCAACACCAGAGGTTGCAGGTGCAAAAGGTCAGGTGCAACATCAGGAGTTGCAGGTAGGTGCAACATCTGAGGTTGCGGCAGCTGCAACATCTAAGGTTGCACTAAACGAGACACTAACGAGTAATAATAACGATATAAAGAATAAGGCAAGGCTGTTGTGTAGCTTGTTTCTGAAAGCAGCGGATGCCTACGGCACGCCCAGGATTTGGAATGATAGAGACTTTGACCTGGCTCAAAACTGGGTCAGGGACGGGCTAGAGCCTCGGCAACTGGCGGATATCCTACAAAATCACCACGATTACTGCGCCAAGAACGCCAGGGATTTTGCACGCGGCCTGGGCTTCTTTGCCAAGCCGGTCAGCCGGGCACTGGGCAGCAGCAGCAACGACCAGGTCAACCAGGTGCTGCGCAAAACCGCTGCCGGATTGAAGAGGATGCCATGAATATTCTGTCTCAAACACGACACATCAGCAGCCAGAATATTATGTACGAGCTAAGTCGTTGTAATAAAACGATTCCTACATTACATAATGCACATTATGCGACAAACAGCTGCGATTTGCCGCGTGCTGCTGATTTTGCGGCGCCGGCACGCGACCCCCTTGCCCCCCACCCCTCGGCCTGTGTGTGCAGGGTGCCACGCAAATATTTTCCGCTTTTTCCTGAGAGGTTAATTGATGTCTATTGTTAAAATTGATGGCATGGATAAGGCCATACTTGGCGTTGCTGTTGGCAGCAACTATGACAATCGCATGGTGTACAGCATTGAGAAGATTGTGTCTGAGCTGATGCGCATCAACGAATGGGACAGTGATACTGCATGGGAGTGGTTTGATTTCAACATAGCCAGGGGGTGTGTCGGCTCGGACGCTCCTATATTGGTTTACGAGGATTACGAGCTGTTACTGGAGGACTAGATGCCGAAAAAGCGTTTCAATGTAAGTCAAGCTAAGGATATACCGGGCCGGGACAAGCCTATCTGGCTCAAGCATGGTGTAGCGTTCATGGATGAGAACGGGAAGGTACGGGTAAAGCTGGAAAGTTTACCGCTGCCAAATGCAGAAGGTGAGGTATGGCTGAATCTGTTTGAGGATGATGACAAGTCTGGCGGGGAGGTAATCCATTTCTGATGGCGGAGAAGTCTGACAAGCGCCCACCGATTGGTCGGTTTGGCGGGATGCGGATGGTTCAGCGGCGCATAGGCCGGTCTGAGACGCTGCATCAGAACAAAGAGGCGGTGGCCCAGGAGTTGATTGCCCTGGGCACTGCTAACATTACGGATATTGTGAACTTGGACGGGACAATAAAGCCTATTGAGGAGATACCGGAACACGCTTTGCGGGCTATAAAGAAAATATCTGTGCGGGGTGATGATGTTACGATAGAGATGCACGATAAGGTCAGTACGCTGCGAGTGCTTGCAAAGGCGTCTGGTATGTTGGATGCTGAACAGAACGAGGACAAGCCATCGATTGTGGGCATCAACATGAAGGGTCCAGTGATTGAGGCAGAAGAGATTGACAAGGAAAGTTAAAACGTGCCGGATACACCTAGTTTAGATTTAGACTTTTCGCAAAGTCCAACAGTTTGGAAGTTTTTGAACGATGACGGATTTGTCAGAGGAATCATGGGGCCAGTCGGAAGTGGAAAAAGCTACGGATGTGCTGCTGAGATTATGCTTAGAGCAGTTAGACAACGGCCATCCCCCAGAGATGGTATTCGATACACTCGCTTTGTGGTTGTGCGAAATACATACCCCGAACTCAGAACCACCACTATCAAGACTTGGCAAGAACTTTTCCCTGAGTCCACCTGGGGAGGCATGAGATGGCAGCCGCCGATTACGCATCATTTGAAGCTGCCGCCCAGGGGCGATGCTGCCGGGATTGATTGTGAGGTTATATTTTTGGCCCTGGACACGCCGCAATCGGTGCGGAAGCTGTTGTCTCTTGAGATAACCGGGGCCTGGTGCAATGAGTGCCGGGAGCTGCCTAAAGCTGTCATTGATGGATTGTCTCACCGTGTAGGCCGTTATCCGACAAAGGCAGATGGGGGCGCTACCTGGCATGGCATCTGGATGGACACAAACCCGCCTGACTCGGATCACTGGTATCACAATGTTTCTGAAAAAGAGCGCATCACAGGTAAGTATGCCTGGAACTTTTTTCGCCAGCCTGGCGGTGTAGTCCAAGCCAGCCCGGATGAGCTGCCAGAAAATCCAGAGGCCCAGGATTATATACACAGCGCGGGTCGTTGGTGGAAGGTAAACGAAAAGGCTGAGAACAAAGATAATCTGCCGGCAGGGTACTACCATCAGCTTCTGGGCGGCAAAAACCTGGATTGGATACGGTGCTACGCTGAAGGCAAGTTTACGTTCGTCCAGGAAGGCCGGCCCGTCTGGCCGGAGTATGATGATGAGCTAATGTCCGGCGACACAGAAGTTGACCCGTACTTTGCTGTCCAGATAGGCGTTGACTTTGGATTGACGCCGGCGGCTATCTTTGGCCAAAGGACCAATACTGGCGGCTGGCGCATACTGGATGAGCTGGTGACTTTTGATATGGGTCTGGAGCGGTTTGGCCAGGAGCTTCTCGGCAGGATTGCAGAACGATATCACAAAAACGAAATCCTGATCTGGGGCGACCCGGCGGGAAACAAACGTGATGAGATATACGAGGTAACTGCTTTTGACCATTTACGAAGCCTGGGTTTCAAGGCGCAGCCAACAGAAAGCAATGCTTTCCAGGTGCGGCGCGAAGCAGGGGCGGCGCCTATGTCGAGACTTGTTTCTGGAAAGCCAGGGCTGATTGTGGACAAAAAATGCTTGCGGCTGCGCAAAAGTTTGTCTGGCGGATATTTTTTCAAACGTCAAAGCATGGGGGCCGGCCAGGAGCGGTTCAAGGATATGCCGGTCAAGAACGAACACTCACACTGCGGAGATGCGTTTGGGTATCTGATGCTGGGCGGTGGTGAACAGCGTAGATTACGAGGTCGTGGCCGTCACGCAACTGGCGGAGTTTACACAGCGCAAACGGATTTTCAAATAATATGATTACGTTTCCAGATGTAAAACTGTCTAAGGGCCAGCATATTGTGCCTTACCGACCAGAGCATCTGCTTGACTTGGACTTGCGCGACTACGAAAAAGACAACTACAAGGGTCACATCGAAGAATATCTGGAGTATGTGCATCTGAATACTGTCGAGGGATTGACCTGGAGCGGTATAGGTTACGGGAAAGTGATAGTTATTTTTGGCTTTCGGCCAATGTGGAGAGCGGTAGGCGAGGTTTGGCTGCTGCCAGGTCATGGAATAGAACGCCATGCGATATCGGTATTACGGGGGGCACGCAAGATATTGAGCAACGTCATGCACGATTTTGAGCTGAAACGCCTTCAAATCGCCGTATCAACCCGTAACGATACCGCTTACAGATTCGCCAAAAGCCTGTATTTTGAAGAAGAGGCTGTAATGAGCAACTATGGCCCAGAGGGTGCAGACTACAAATTAATGGTGAGGTTATCGTAATGGGTGGTATATTCAGCAAGCCGAAGGCTCCGAAGCCAGACGACAGCATATTAAAAGCGCAGGAGAGGCAAGAGGCTCGTCTGCAACAAGAGGAGAGTCAACAAAAGACACAAATTGCAGCGCGGTCACGGGCACGCCGTACAGGTGGTTTGCGTCTTCTTATGTCGCCAGAACGTATGAATCAGCAGCAAACAGGCGGTAGTTCAACAAAGTTAGGTGGAGGATCATGACCAAAATTAAAGAAGACCCTCGCGTTTTTCATAGGACTGTAACTGAAAAAACTGTTGAGGAAAAACCCAAAGCACCACGGAGCAAGCCTAGTGACGCTAAAAAAACATCAAAATCCAAAAGGCGGTCTTAACGCAGCTGGCCGAAAACATTTTGGCGTTAAGGCTCCGGTGCGCAGCGGTGACAATCCAAGGCGTGCATCCTTTCTCGCACGCATGGCCGGCGTCTCAGGCCCGGAGCGTGACAGCAAAGGTCGTCCCACCAGGCTGTTATTATCTCTCCGGGCCTGGGGGGCTTCTTCAAAAGCTGATGCAAAAGCAAAAGCTGCAGCAATAAGCAAGCGGAATAAGGCGAAAAAACAAAATGCCTAAATTAAATGTACCAATGATTATGGAACGCGAGGCTAAAGCACAGGCCCGCAAAGATGAATGGCGTACAATCTATGAAGATTGTTATGAGTTTGCATTGCCGCAGCGCAATCTGTACAGCGGATATTACGAGGGCAAAGTAGCCGGCAAAGGCAAAATGGCCCGCGTGTTTGACAGTACAGCTATCCATGCTACGCAGCGGTTTGCTAATCGGCTCCAGGCGGGACTGTTTCCTCCATACAAACAATGGTGTCGCCTGGAACCTGGTTCAGCTGTCCCAGAGGAGCAAAAGACAGCTGCGCAAGAGTTGTTCGATGAATATAATCGCCGTATGTTTGACACGTTGCGTCAGACCAATTTTGACCTGGCTATGGGCGAGTTTCTCTTAGAGCTATCTGTAGGCACAGCTGTAATGATGATTACGCCGGGCGATGAGGCGACACCCATCCGTTTTACACCTATCCCGCAATATTTGGTCGCTCTTGAAGAAGGGCCGTATGGCACAGTAGATAACGTATATCGCAAGCAACGTATAAAAGCAGAGGCTATTCCGCGTGAATTTAACGATGTGAAAATATCTGCTGAGCTGCAAGATGCGATTGACCGGGCGCCAGACAAAGAGCTGGATTTATTTGATTGCGTGCTGTTGGACCTGGAGTCCGGCCGATATAACTATCATGTGATCTGGCCCGCTAAAAAGCAGGAGCTAGTGTATCGTGAGATGCGCAGCAGCCCGTTTATTGTTGCTAGGTACAGCAAAGTAGCCGGCGAGATATACGGACGCGGGCCTCTTGTCACAGCGATTTCAGATGTAAAAACATTGAACAAGACACTGGAGCTGGTATTAAAAAACGCCAGCCTGGCGATTGCTGGCGTGTACACAGCTGCAGATGATGGCGTGCTAAATCCACAGAACATCAAAATTCAGCCTGGTGCGGTTATCTCTGTCGCCAGGAACGGCGGCCCGCAGGGAGCATCGCTGACCCCGTTGCCGAAGGCTGGAGACTTCAACACCAGCCAGATTATCATCAATGATTTGCGGATGAACATCAAAAAGATATTGATGGATGATACGCTGCCGCCTGACAATATGTCAGCCCGGTCTGCTACGGAAATCGCGGAACGCACCCGTGAGCTGGCGACTAACCTGGGAAGTGCTTTCGGAAGGATGATACAAGAAACACTGGTTCCTATTGTCAGCCGCACGCTGTTTGTCATGGATCAACAAGGCTTGATAGATATGCCGCTAAAGGTAAACGGTGTAGAGGTAAAGGTCACGCCGGTATCTCCACTGGCCCAGGCACAGAAGCTGCAAGAGATAAACGATGTCGTGCAGTATATGCAGATTGCCAACCAGATGGGGCCGCAGGGCCAGGCAACAGTGTCTGTGCCGCGAGTCCTGGAGTTTATCGCTGAACGCCTGGGCATCGAGCAAACATTGCTCAACAATCCAGAAGAGCAACAAATGATGATGCAGCAAATGCAGCAGATGATGATGGCACAACAAGCGCCACCAGAAGCGCAAGAAGCGCCAGGCGTTGAGGAGCAAATGACATGACCGAGGGATGGGATAGTTTATCACCGGCAGAAAACGAACAACCACAAGCTAACAAGCTAGATATTCTTTATGCAAAAACATTTAGCAGCCCGGAAGGCCAAAAAGTTCTTGAGCATCTACGCGAAGTAACTATTGAACAGCCGAGCTGGCAGCCAGGTGAAGATGCAAGTTTTGGGCACGCCCGCGAGGGTATGTGCAACCTTGTAAGGTATATCGAGAAGCGCATTAGGAGGAGCGAGAATGGATAACCAGGAAGCCGTACAGGCGACAGAGCAACAGGCGGAAGCCCCGCTTATCAACCCGCAACAGACAGAAGCACAGGAGACACAGGCTGAACAGCCTATGCCGCTGTTTGAAGAACAGCAGACAGAAACAGATATTGATGACGATGACGAGCCGATAGAAAAGC